ATAGAGGCAAGCATAATTAATAACTCCTCTAATATATAACCATAAAGAAACTTTATTCTTGTACTAGGTGCCAAAGGTTCATTGTGTGGCTTTTTAAAATCATACCATAGCTGTCTATCTGGTCTACCTATAGTTGATAATCTTAATCTAGGTTTATCCTGTGGTAACTGTTTTAAAAAATCTTTTACATGAACTTTAACTGAGTTAGCAAAGTCATCTATACATTTATCTACTTGTTTTTCAGTTAGTTCTTCGTTCTTCTTTTCGAATAAACTGTATATATCTTCTACTATAGTATCTATTTTTTTCATAAATAAAATGTGGAGAACTGCCAATCTACACAGCTCTCCACTATCCTTTTAATTAAGAGGCAAAAGGAATTTTTTCGTCTGCCTCAGCAGAGTAACCATCAGGTACAACATCAAAGGCATCATCTGAATCACCTTGATATGGCACTAAATCTACAACCTGTATCTTCTTCAGGTCAGCAGAAACACCAGACCTACCTTTATACTTCCACTCGTATGTGGTGTATAATACGTTTACCTTTGAACCATTACCTACTAATGTATTCATCATGGTTCTCTTCTGAGCATCAAGAACTTCCGGTGCACTATTTAAGTTACCATCTTTTCTTTTGACGTTTCGTTTGATGCTAACAAAGTCTCCTCTGTCATCACCTTTATTCTTTATAGCAAGACCATCTTTCTCTGCGAGAGCCTTGTTGTCTGCATCCAGATTACCTACATCAATACTCCATGTACCATCTGCATCAAATGTTGTGTTTGGGCTTGTTATGCTTGCCCAATAAGCAGTTCCACTAATTACACTCATGTGCACTCCTTTTTTATTATTAAAATTATATTATAGCATAGTTTAACTATCATTGTCAACACTTTTTTTAATTATATCTACATTAAATAATTTCTGGATATTCATTAGATACATCTTAGAAGCATTATGGTCTCCACCAGAGACTTCTCTTTTGTTAGGTGTATTCTTTATAATCTTCTTTAACATATCTGTTTTAAATACCAGTGTTCCATATACTTCATCTTCAATACAAAGATTATGAAACCAGTAATCTGATTCGGTAGATGCGATACCACTAGGCTTACCATAGCTTTCAAATTCAATAGCTATGTTACCAGTCTTTAACCACATACCTCTTTCAGATTTTACTTCTATCTTTTTATCTTGTAGCATGTCAGCAATAATTTTTTCTTTTACTTTACCATACTGTAAATCTATGTCAAACTTTTTTCTGTCTTCTTTCTTTGGTTCTAATGTGTTTCTGCCCATGTTACTCCTACTTTATAATCATTATCTAAGGGACATCTTAACTTCAATAAGTTTTCAGTTTCTTTTATCGCAATCTTTGTGATGCTACAAAACTCTCCCACATCTTTATTTGCTACCTCAAACTGATACTCATCATGAACAGAAGCCACTAACTTAACATCTAGCTTTTTATAGTAAACTCTATGAGTTATACGTAATAACCAATGCTTACAAATAATAGCACCTGCTCCTTGTAGAAGAGTATTTAAAGCTGAATGAGAACTTCTAACCTTTAAGTATCTTCCATCTATAGCTTTAATTCTTCCTCTTCTACCGGCATTTTCTACTTGCTCACGCAATCTTTTTAATGAGGGTAAGTTAGACAAGAATCTTTTTATTAATATATTGCCTTGCTCCTTTCCGGCTCCTACTATCTTACCTATCTTCTCTGCACCAGCACCATAGAGAAAGGCATATATAAATGTCTTTGCCTGGTCTCTATTTTTTATTCCGGCTAACTCCATATTCTTAGTGTGTATGTCTCCATTCAATATCTCATCTGTATAATTTGTATCATTAAGATAATGTGCAAGACAACGTAACTCTAAACCACTAGCATCAGTACCTACTAATTTATATTTTGTTGGGTCTGATACAGTCCAAAGACTTCTACACTCTTTTCCATATGGTGAATAGACTGCCGGAACTTGTGCCATGTTAGGTGAATTGTGTGCCATGCGACCAGTAATAGTTCTCAGTGTCATTACCTTGCCATGAACTTTATTACTCTCATCACATGCCTCAATCCAAGACTCTACCATTACTGCCCTTTTCTGCAGTAAGAAATACTTTGCAAATCTTTCTGCAATGATTTTTAAATTTGGTTCTTTGATTGTTTTTAAAACAGCTTCATTAATAATAATATTCTTTTTATCTGTATACTGTTTTGGTTTCCAACCTCTCTTCATAAGTCTATCAGCTATCTGCTGACGAGAACCAATATTAAAAGGTATCTCTTTAGTTTTTGTCTTCATCTCTACAATGGTAGGTTCAAACTCTTCTAATGACCATTGCTCTAAATCATAGATATCATCTTTTAATTTTGCTAATAACTCCTGTGCTTTCTGTATATTAAAAGCAAAACCATTCTTCTCCTGTTGGTCAATAATTAATCTGATATCATGCTCTAAATCAATGGACTCTTTAGAAAAACCTTTACTCTCTTTTATCAATTCATTGTAAACAGCGTGTGTTATCTCTACGTCTTGTTTACAATACTTCAACATATTAAAATCATACTTAGAAAAGTTTACATCTTCTCCACCCTTTGGCATGTTTAGTTTCTCACCCCATGCTTTTAGGCTATGTCCTTTCTCTCGTATAGGATTAAACAATTGAGATAAAACTAATGTATCAATGACATCACCTGGTAGTATGTTTGAATTTAATAATCTGTTAAGAACCGGAACATCAAATGATAAACCATTGTGCATAATAAATTTATCTACTTGCTTTGCCCAGTTATTAAAACTGTACATAGTGCTAGGGTCAAATACTGTTACAACATTTGTATCTATATTTTTTGCTACGATACAATGCACCTTACTAGGATTAAACCCATCTGTTTCAATATCAAGAACTACTTTCACTTGCACCACACCAATTACATTCTTCTCCTTTACCTACTTCCATGTTACTTTTTTCTTCATCACAGTAATGATACCACATTTCAGGTTCTTTGTCAAACAATTCCATTTGTTTTTCCATAGTAGGAAAATTAAATGTATGATATACATACACATATGTCTCACAGTTAGGACAACTTAAATTAGTTACAATATCGTGCTCGTCATCCTCTTCTCCGTCATGGTCTCCACCCCATATTAATTCTGTTCCACAGTGCCAACAATTCATTTTATATTACTCCTTGTGCTTGATTATTAAATTCATCCTCGAAAGGATTATCTATTTGAGACATTCTACCAGACTTTTTATCATAATGCAAGTAACAACTTACTCCTGTTTCTCCTGTATATCTATTCTTGAGAATACGAATTGTTGTTGTGCATGCAATGACCTCATCATCTGCTTGCTGATTTCTCTCCAAAGCAATCACACTATCAGATAGGTGTGCGATACTTGCACTACCTCTCAAGTGTGAAAGAGTAACTTCTTTACCATTCTCGTGTCCTAAGTCTCCTGTTGGTCTCCTAAGATGAGATACTAATAATAAACCAACACCTGTTTCTTCTACTAAAGAACGTAGCTTAGTCATCAATACATCAATAGATTTTCTTTCGTCTCCCTCATCTTGTCCACTCACCAGGATAGATAGGTGGTCTAAGAATATCCATTTACAATCCAAAGACTTTGCCATATATCTAACTCTAGATAATATCTCATCATTACTTATTGAACCAAAGTGGTCAAAGGCAAAGAATCTACCAGAGCCTATGGTATCTTTCTGCCATTTGTGTAACTGTTCTTTTGAGAATTGATTACGTATCTCCTTGATATATAATCTTTCATTAGCCTCCACTGACATAATATTAAAAGCAGTATTCTTTGTGCTCTCCTCTAGTGCCAGTATACCTATGTTGTCATTAGAGTTTCTTAGAATGTGATGCATAAGCTCACGCATAATAGAAGACTTACCCATACCGGCACCGGAAGTAAATGTAACTAACTCTCCTGTCCTCATACCATAAGTCTTTTCATTCATAGCACTCCAAGGATAAGGAATAGTTTCACAATACTCCTCTTCGTATAATGAATCTCCTAACTTTGCTAAGTTTAAAATACCTGCCGGTGTGTAAGATTCTGCACTCCACCAGTCTTGTACAAACTCTTTCGCCTTACCCATTTTTAAATATTCATTTGGGTCTTTGTGGTCAAGTCTAACTATCTTACATTTGTTAGGCTCAAACAATTGAGCAACCTTTTGAGATGCTTCAATCCCTGGTTTATCTGTATCAAAACATACCACAACATTCTCAAAACTATTTAAATATTCTAAGTGTTGTTTACAATTTTGTACAGCACTCTGCACTCCATTCTTAATTGATACTACTGCCCATTTACTTCCTAACATTTCATACACAGACATAGCATCTATTTCTCCTTCAACGATAGTAATATATTTACCACCGGACTTAAATAAATTCTGTCCAAATAGTAAGGCATCACCCATATCTCCTTGTGACCATATTCTTTTACCATCTACTTGTCTAATCTTTGTAGCAATGTGGCTACCTTCTGCATTGTAATACTCGTAGTAGTGATGCGATATAATAGAACCATTTGTTTTTATCTTTGTTCTATATTTTCTGGCAGTATTCTCTGATATTCTCCTATCACCTATGCTACCATAATCACCTGTACTAGCAACTTTGTTTTGTATATCTACAATCTTTGCTTCCATTTTTGCCTCTCCAACATTATTAAATCTTTTGTTACAAGAAAAACAGAAGGCATGTCCATCAGCGTGAATGTTATATCCTTTACTTGATTCACCACAAGGGCATTGTCCTCTACTTATCCATTTACCTTGCATTACATCATACCCATTGCATTAGTTAAACCTATGACAGTGTATATGACTGTATACCATAATAAAAATTCTAACAATTTATATTCCTTTCTAGTTATTTAAATGTGTAATATATCATCATAATAAATACATATAATACCCATAGTGATAATAATAATATAAATAAATTAATAGTATATTTTATAATATAATTATCAATAATATTATATATATATTTAAATATTATAATAAACTTTTTCATAATGTCAAGAAAAATCTTTCAAGGTAGCTTTATATAATTCTTCTGCTGAATCAATATCTAGACCTATACTATTTTTACAATCCTGTTTCGCATATATTCTAGCTTCTTCATTAGAACAACCTTCTCTTTTATACTCCTTAAATAATTTTCTGTACATTCTTTTTTCATCTTTATCCCAGAGATTTTCCATATCTTTTCTCCTAGTAATTATATAATAAAAAAAATAAACTTGTAATTAATAATAGTGGAAATATATTATTTGTCCACAAGTATTTTATTTTTTTTGGTTTTTGAAACCACCTTCCGGTAGCTTGTAATCTTCTTTCTCTATCACTTTTCATCTTTTAAATGCTCTGCATCTGGCATCTCTGCATCTCCTAACCATACTCCACCAGAGTTATTTGTAACTTGTCTTCCATCATTTTTTTGTACTCCTAATTCTCTTCTTAAATTATAATTCTCATCAGTCAATGCTTTGATTCTTTTATTAGCATTAACTAACTGTCCTTGTAACTCTTTTACATTCTTTTCTAACAGAGTTATTACAACTGGGTCGTACATAATTTTATCTCCTTGTTAATAAATAGGCAAGCAGTACAATAAACATTCCTACTACTATGCCTCCTAAAAAATAATATAGTGTAAATATTTCAGTCATCAATGCATCATCTCAATTCTTACTCCTTCAGACTGGGCTATCTTTAAATTAACTCCCCAAGATTCCAGGGTTTCTAGTGCCTCCTCTTTTGTTTCAAACTTTAATATTTTATTATCATCATCTACTAATTGGTCAATAGGAAATGTTTCTGTCCACTTACATTTCTTAGTCCACTTACCAAAGTCAAATCTATAGTGAGCTATCACATACATTTTTATCTCTCTTTCTGTCGTATTTCTTTTTGTTCTTGACAATCCTCTGCCTATATCTTGTGTCAAGTAAATTTTTTGCTACAAGATTTGGTATCTTAACTATCTTTTTAATTTTAATCATAGGAGTGTCTACTAACATTATACCATAGATATTTATTTTATGCAACTGTTCAATAAGTTATGATAGTAAGTCCACAATCTTCTATCTGTAGGGTTTACCTCTCCAGTAACTCTCCACCATTCTTCAGACTGTTTCCAACCTTTGTAATACTTATCTTCAATAGCATCTATTCGTTGCTTTATTTTTTTATAATTTAATTTACTCATATCTTAATATCCTGTATGTGTATATCTAAATAATCTGCAAGTAAATATCTTATCTCTGTATAGCAATCATCACATAATAAAATATTAGATGCTCTATTCTCCATATCTTCTGGGTATGCCTCATTCTTTTTACAATGTTGACACTTAATTTTTTTACTCATCTTTCATTTCCTCTAACTCCTCTAAAAAAAAAGGTGTGAGATAATTTTCTATTTTAGTTATCTGGTCTTGTATATGTTCTAAATCTTTTTTAGTAACCTTACTAGGTTCGTCTAAACAACAAGCAATAGATATACTAGCCTCTCTCACTGCCTCTAATATTTTTTTACTCATCTGGTTCTCCTGATATAGCTCCTATCTTTCCTCTAAATGGAATTACTTTAGCCTTTGGTTTTAAATCTTCTACTAAATGTATATCCGGTTCAAACTCTACATCTCCAAAGAAAAACTCCTCTAGCTCTGAGTACCCTCCTATGTGTGCATATATCTGAGGCACAGTCTTATGACCGGCATCTCTAAATCTTTTTACCTTCTCCGGTGTATCTAGTTTTCTTTCTTCAAATGTTTCGTTAGCCTCACTTAATAAGTTCTTAGCTCTCTCACAGTAGCCACATCTGTTCTGTGTGTATATAATATATTTAATCATCTTTTAAATCCTCACTTCCTTGTACTATTTCCATTTGTCCATCATCTCCATAGTCTGTGCCATCATAGTAAACTGTAACATTTACTTTACCATTAGGTATCTCATCAACTTTAGTAGTCGTTCCTTCATCTGGTATGCCGGCTTCTATGTAGCAGTCTTGTAACTCTGATTCAGTTAGCTTTCTATCTGACTTTACTGTATATCTTCTAGAATCAGTAGACCATTCCTCTACAACGTATGTATATTTACTCATCATCTTCCTCCACCTTGCTTGGGTCAAATGCTTTTGGGTCTGTATGACATACATAATCACTATACCATAACTGTTGGTACTTACCTTGGTGTGCTCCATAATCGTGTATACCACCTTCTTTTTTTAGGTCATAGTAACTAATAACTTCAGCAAAAGCATCTTGCAATCTTAGTATATCTCCTAAATGTATATACTCCCACGCACCTTCGTTGATTGTATCATCTATCTTCTTTAGTTTATTAATTAAGTTTAATGTTACTGCATTTATTTTTGGTTTAGTTGTTTTCATCTTTGTACTCCTTCTCTACTTCAATTCTTAATCTGTGATTGATGATATCTAATAACATACTTGATGCTACTGTGTTGTTTGGTGCAGTATCAAATGCTAGGTCTGTAACTAATAACTGAGCACCAATAATAGTATTAGGTATAGTTACTTTTTCTTGTATCTCTTCAAATAAATCTAGCATTTTTTCTGTCACTAAATTAATCTGCTCTTCATCTCCTAGTGGTCTTTTATCATCTAGCTTTACTACTTTTAGTTTTGGTTTACTCTTCGCCATCTTCGTTCTCCTCTATATGTAATCCATAGTTATCTTCTAGCTCTACTCTGGTTGCCTTTTTTCCTATGGCTTTTATTAAAAACTTTTCAGCATCATTAACAGTATTGAAAAGAATAATATCTTTCTTATCATCTACTGCAAACTCTTTACCATTCAATCCAATACCCTCTGGGTGTCTGTATATTCTATATTGTATTCTAGAACTTTGGTTCATATAACTCTCCTTGTTTTATTAATAATCTATAATGCTTTTCTAATGTTGTCAAGTGTTTTACTTCTTTATGTCTGCCCTCCCACTCAGCATCAGATAACTTTCTTATAGTATTTTTTAATTCTTTCTGTATATCTATAAGGTTATTATCCATCTTCATTCTCCTCTATACTTGTTATATAAAACTCTTCAACAGTAGGTTCAAATAATCTTTCCGGATAATCCTCTCCCTCATATTTGGCACTTCTTTTTTCTGCTACTTTTAAACTTGGTGCAGTTATTTCTTTTCTATAGTATTGCACCTTCTTAGCATATAAAATATATTTAGCCACTTTTATTCTCCTTATTTTTATTTTTTATAACTATCTCTTGATTCATACCTAACAAACTTCAACACAATCCTATCATCATCATCTCTTACAGACATATTAAAGTGTTCCCATACATCATTCATCTCATCTCCATAGATATAAATTAATTTATCTTTTGGTTTTCTTTTCATTTTAATTGGTTTCTTTGGCATCTCTTTTCTCCTTCTTCCATTTTGTAAAGTCATTTAATTCCTGAAAGTGTGTCACTAACATATCAAGTGATTCACACGCACCTCTATACTCTGCTATGCTATGACTATCATTACCTTCATACCATTCTGACTTGATATCTTTTACTGCATTTTTTAATCGTTGTAAAGTTATATTATAACTCATAGATTTTTCTCCTTTAAATATCCTAATGAGTTTCCTAAATAAATACTTCCTAATGTTGATGAATAGGAATAATAGCTATCAGTCTTTCTATCAACATACACAATAGTATTTCTATGTTTCTTTTTTAATTCCATATCACAACCTAGCATTGTCCATAGTCCTTGGTGTAACTCCCAATGTTCTTTTGGTGTTAAGTTTTTTTTATTCATCTATCTTACCTCCTAACATAAAACTTCCGGCAGATAATACTAATAATATTCCTCCAAATATAATACTATTATCATCTGTAGTGCTAGCTAATAAACTAACTCCGGAAATAAAAAAAATAAATCCTATATAATATAAAGCATAGTTCATTTACTTTTTATCTCCTCTCTCATTAAAGTTATCATTGTTTTTATACCTTTTAAATCTTTAACTAGCTCTTTAGTTAAATAAGGTTTTTGCTCCATTTGAGCTACCTTGTACTCCATATCATCTAATAATGTTTCCATTATATTTCTTGGTGTCTGTCTTAGTTTCATACTATCTCCTAAAATTCTTGAGCAGTTTATTAAGCTGTTTGTTGTTCGTTAAAGATATCTTGCTGTTGATTAGCGTATCTATCAAGCTCTTCTAACTCTTCTATCTCTTTATCTATTAATTGTTTTATTGAGTTACGCACTATCTCTAACTCCCTCTCCATTCTAACAATACTATTTGTTAAGTTTTGTAATTGTTCTTTTCTTTTTATATTATTCTGTATCATACTCCACAACCTTCCGTATCACAATTAGGATAGTTAGTACAACCTAAATGTTTTATTTCATAAAATTCTGCCTCAGTATCTTTTAAACTCTTTATATATTCTACTAACTCTATATGTTCAAATCTATCTAAAGGCTCATCTCCTACTAATAATTCTGCTAGCTCTTCATATTTCTTTTTCCAAATTGACATACTGCCTCCTATTAAAAATGTCTAGTTTTTATTTCGTACCACAATTCACTCATAGCCTCTTCAAACTCGTTCCAATTATCACAATCTAGAGGTAATGTTATCACACCTTGTATCATTAGTCTATCTACTTTTTCTTTAGCCTCCACTAAAAATTCGCTATCCTTCATAGCATCTTCAACCATTCCCCAAGTTCTTAAATCATCTTCCATAAGTTTATCTTTATATGCACTCATCTCAATTACCTCCATATTTATTGCGTTCTTTTGTTAGTCTTACAGATTCCTCATCTTCATTCTCTATGGATTCTGCTAAATCTAACGAATTATTATTAACCTCATTAAACTTAGAAATTTGTTGTAGTTTATTTTCAATAGCATTTAGTATTGTGTCCTCTAATTCCCAAGAATGTTTATGCTCATCTAACTTAATAACTATATGTTTTAACTTAGTGGGAAACGTATTTATAATATCAAAAGTAATTGCTGATGCAATCTCGTTCTTAGTATCATTATCATTTATATCAACCATATTATCTCCTAAAAATTCTTTACCTCTTTATTTAAAAATTCTTTAGCCTCTCCGTAAGCATAACCATATTCCATTAACTTGTCAATAGCAATATCTAAATTAATTACACCATTTCTATAGTTATCTCTTACTATAACTTGTTCTTTTATGTACTTGTATTCATTCATTTATTTACCTTTATCTTATTAGTATTTATATATGCAGAGTAAATAAGGGAGGAAAGAAACTCTGCATATATAAATACTACTGCTAGCTTTTTTATTCTGGAGCTAGCCAACCAGTCGAGGTGTTACTTTATTAAAGATAATCTTAAACTATCTTTATATATTTTTGGAGCTTTAACACCAAACTTTCTGCCTATACTTACTTCTCTATTCTTAACGACTAAGGTATTCTTTCTTAAAATTCTGACAGTTTCTGTGCTTATGAATTGAAATAAATCTATTGCATTCTGCCTGTATTCTGCCATAGTTTTATCTTTTCTTAGCATCTTAAAAAACTCTCTATTCTTTCTTAGCTTTATGTTCTCGTAAGTTTCTAGCGTATCTGCTAAAGCTCTTTCACATCTAAAAACTGTACCTTTTATCTTTAGTCTTGCGTGAACATAAGACGTATTCTCTTTTGTTCTCTTTACTCCTAAGGGTAAAGGTACTGGTATTAAATTAATAGGACTGTTTCTGTTTAAGTCCCTTGCTCTTTGTTCTGGGTCTTTACTTACTCCTATTTTTAAATATCCGAATTGATACAGTAATAAATATAATTCTTTCTCCCATATCAAGCCCTCATCTAATAAAGTTTTATCAGTGAAGATTAATTGCATATCCTTTTTTTTCATAGTTTACCTCTTTTTTAAAATAGATTCTTTTTAGTAGGTAGAATCTTAAAACCTATTAACTGGAACACTCCAGATAATTCTTTTATTATGATAAGAATAATAAATGTAAATATCTTTAAAGGTCTTTCTGTGAATATCCTCCTAAGTGTTTTTATTTTATTATTCTTTATCATATTAATTAATATATACTTTCTATTTATTTTTTCTATCTATATATATTATAAGTTTTTCCTATAATGTAGCTTGCTTTAATAAATCTATAATTATAAAGCCCTCTATTATTGCTACACCTAGCCCTAGAATTGCCAACACTTTCCAATAATTAACATAGCCGGCAAGGGTCTTTTCTTTATTATATTTTATTAGTCTTTTTTGTTCTCTCTCATTAGCTAATATTATTTTCATATCATTAGTAATATTATTATATTTCATTTTATCACCTCTTAATTAATCTTTTAAAAATCCAACAATAAACTTTCTATCTGTACGACTACACCATTGGCAAAGCTCACACTTAATGCTTTTATTCTTTTGATTAGGGCACATTTTAACCTTGTGCCCTTGAGGTGTAGCTTTTACCGGTTCATTGCCCACAATGGTTGCAATGGGTAGATTATACTTTTTTAATTCGTCAGCGTGTTTTAAATTATTAGCCGATAGATTAACAGTAAATCCGTTATCATTAGCGTATTTTATTTTATCAAAATTATCTTTATTATTTGTTTTATGGGTATAAGTAAAGCCATTTTTTCCTCTATTGGCTTTTACTAATCTTTTCAATAAATCAAAATCAATACTTTCATTATCACCGGTATGAGCTAAGTCACCGGCTTGATTATGACGCCAGATAGTACCCTTTGGCAATCTGTGAATCTCTTTTATAAAACTATCATAATCATTATTAAATTTTGTGTTATGCCTTTGGCTTACGCCGTGCTCAACCTCTTCCCCTATCAT